TATTGCCCTTGTAGGCGACTATTTGTGTAGAGGGCATCTGTACGGTCGCGGCTGTGATGTTGCCGTCCGCATCGCACTGCACCGCCCCCGTGGTATGTGTCAGCTCGACGCGGTAGTTGCCGTCCTTGTCGCTCAGCAGCTCCTCTATGCTTTGGCCTGAGCTTACATGCAGATTGCCGCACACGTCGAGTCCGGTTTCCTGATTGTAGTTAAGATACTCTTTTGCGCTCTTTGCCCCGAGCCTGAGCCACGCATTGCCCCGCTCATCGCGCCCCATGGTGATGATAGCACGTTCCTTCAGCGAAAATTCGTTGATACCTGTATATATCACTATTGAGGGCGCAGTGGCGGTTGTGGTAGATATGACTATGGCTGTCTGACGCAGTGGTTCATCGTCGCCACCGTGGCCTAGATGCACGATGTGGTCGCCGGCATGCGGCTCGCTGTTGCTCGCTTTGTCATAATGCCCGGCAATGTTGCTAAGGGTGATGTAACAGTACTCGCGTCCTTGCTCATCGGTGCGTAAGTCGTCGGGGTTGGTCGGATTACCTACAGCCGTCACCTCGCGCCAGTAATAGGTGTTAGCCACGTCGCTGTAAGAGCCGCTGGCCTCGGCAAGGCTAAATGTTTGGCACTTGGCAAAGTCGCCCGCCTTAAATTTGCAATGGTTGCGCTTGCCGTCGGTGTCCTTGCACATATACCAGCAGCACCAGCCGCCCTCGACCTCCGACACATCGGTACACTCGATACCTCTACCGGGGGTAAGCACCAGCTCACCGCCGATGTACTCAGTCTCGGCAACCACAAGCGATTTGAAAAAAGCTTTCTTACGAATGCGCAGATTATCAGCCTCGATATTGGCATCACCGTTAGCATCAATCCACGCCTTAGCCCCCGACGCATCCGGCTCCCACTCGCCAACCTCCCAGCCCTCAATGAACTTAATCAGTTTTTCGGCCGTGTCTGGTTCTATGCGACTAAGGAACCTCTTTAATATAGGGCTGTCGGTGTCGAGGTTCTTGGCACTCTGTGCGTGCTTGGCTTCGTCAGCATTGACGGAGTGCGCAGCTTCATCAGCGTTGACGGCATGTAGTGCTTCGGTAGCAAGGTCGGCCTTCAGGGCATGCAGTGCTTCGGTAGCGAGGTCAGCCTTCAGGGCGTGATCAGCTTCCTTCGTAGAGCCGCCAGTAGTATAGCCGTTACCATTTGTGGCTACGCCTCCCGTCGCGCCCCCGCGGCCTGCCACTTTCACTTTTTTTATCAACTTAACATCAATCATACCAAACCTCCTTTATTGTAAGCTCGGCATAGTTCTCAAGAATGTTCCGGCTTATGCTCTGTACGTAAAATTTTTTATCAGCCATAGCCGGATGCGCATAGTGCCAAAATAGGTTGGCGTTGCTGTCATTCAGCTTTTGAGTCATAACCACACGCGGGCGGTGATACTCGGTATAGTAGCTATCGACATACATCTGCTCCGGCTTGGCTTGTTCGCCCCTGTTATAGTCGTATATCGACAGCAGACCTAAGCCCGTGGATAGATTGATCGGGGTGGACAGGCGCACAGCGTTATTCACGCCCAGGGCCTGGCATTCAGTTAATGTCAGTGCGCTGCTTATCTCAAAGTCTATGTCGTCTTTGGGATTTATAAATTTTTCGTTGGTATCGCTCATATACACGATGTCGCTATCCTCGGTGTTATTTATAAGCCCGTTGTCGCTATATATTTTTATTTCAAATGACTTGATCATTATGTTACTGACATGAGCCATCAAAGGCACTGTGTTTTCGGTCCATTTTGTACGGCGGAACCACGTTTTATGCCTACGGGTGATGTCGCCCCATAGGGAGTTAACCGGGCCGAGTATGCAAAACTTTACCGCGCCGCTCAAGCAGGTGTCTTTGCGTATGGGTATGGCAATACCTTCGGCATCTATGCCCATTGTGTACTTTATGTTGTTTTGTATGTCAAATTCGGTGCCTATGAGCTTATCGCCAATCTTCGGATCAAATCCTATAGTAAAGCACTGCTCCCAATACTCGTCGTCGCTTAGACATTCTTCGCGGCTCTTGTATGTACACCACTCAAAGTCGGATGTCTGTCCATGGATGCCGGTTTCTACGAGGCATTTATCACCGATAACCAACATGCAGGCCAGTACGGCTACCTTTGAGACTGTATCGGTGCCGTCGCCGATAGCACTGTATTTAAATTCATATAGCTGCGGCCCCGTCTCGGTAAAAGGTGTGAGCCCTTGGATTACACTTGTATCTACAGTAGGCGGATCTGTAGGCTTGACTGCTTTGTAATACTTTTGGGTGTAATAACGGCCGTCGCCGTTGTTGCGGCTCGGTACGGTCTTGTGCCATACGTATGGCAGCTTCATGCCGGGGGCGGGTGCCCACTCACCTTGCAGCGTGCGGTAGTCGCCGCTCATCTCCATAAGGGGATTGAGCACAATTTTGCCCGAAATGACTATATAGTTAGTGGTGTCCTCGTCGGCTGGCGAATATACTGCACCGGTATTAGCACCGTTATATATGGCGCAAGGCGCATTTGCTACCAAGTTCTTTTCGGAGGGATAGGCCATGTCGGGATCATCCTTGCCGTTACCGTTGACACTCACAATCAGATAATTCTCCATATCAACTTTTGATACCGGCGAATTATCCTTTTTATCCATTTTAGTTTCAACCTTGCTCCACGATACTAGCGCGGCCCCAGGATTACTGCCGAGGTGGTTAGGTAGTGCCTGTTGGTTGCTGTTGTCGGCGCAAAAATAATCAATGAGATTTGCGCCGGTGCTTGGCCCCGGGAATATCCAGTCGGGGTTATTCTTTACTTGCATAAACCAATCTGTGACGACCGCGCCCTCATAATCGGTATTTTTGTCGTGGGTCATGTTGTAGAAGGCATCATAGGCCCGCTGACCCTCGCCGTCGGCCGAATATTCTGTAACGTACAATTGCTTGTTGGAGTAAGGTGATATAAGGGCATCATCGCTTAGCGGGCTCTTGATAATACTTTCCACGCTTTCCATTTTACAGGTAAGTATTATGCGGTTATAAACCTCGCCTATGCTGATCTGTGTGTCGTCTGAGGTAACATTGTCAAGGCTGATTTTTACAAGCTGCTTGGCTGTCAGCTGCTTCGACTCACCGAATAAATCATGCCAGGCAATGGAATCATCAGATTTCAAGCTTTCCCACGAAAACAGATAGAGCGCGAACCCGCATTGCACTATGTGGAGATTGAGGTATTTGAGTATGGAGGTAAGCACATTCTCGTAAGTCCATACGCTGTCCTCATCATCGCCTAAAAATAGCAGTTCAGATATAGCTATTTCGCCTAATATGTCGTAGCGGGCCGAGGAGGCCGTCAATGCCTTGCTGCCGTCATAATACAAGCGTACAGGCTCGGTGCTGCCTGTGATGTCGATATTGGAGCAGACGGTATTAATGATATTGTTGATTATATCGCGGAATGAACGCTGTGCGGCCGAGGATTTAACGGCGTTATAGCTTACACCTATCTGCCCAACTCCGCCGTAGTTGCAGTATTGGAGTGCAGAAAGTACGTCGATACAGGATATTTCCAACTCGTCGTAAACTTCGTTATAGCCTTGTGAATATGTTTGCGGCTCGATAAATCCGGCGAAAATACATTTATCGCCCTTGAAAATATTAACTACCGCATCCATACATGAGGCACAAAAAAAGTCCGGTATAAAGTCGCGTGTTAATAGCCTTATGGTTGCTTGGCTACGTAGTAAATGGTCGAAAGTGTCATTTACACTACTTTCGATTTCTATGGGGTTGGTGGTGAAAAACACACCGCTTTTTTCGTCGCCGATTTCTACTTGCTTCGCGCGGCTGTTCTCGGTCACGATATGCACCGTAACTGTTTCGCCTAACTGGGTTAAAAAACTTCCGTAAAAATACATAGCGATTAAAGTTTAATGTTTGTACGTTTGCCGGATTTACTTGCTATCCGTGTTTCATTAGCCAGCACGCAAATAATCTCACGTCCGGAAGCGCGTAGGGTTCCACCGATAATTACCGGCTCTCCTGCTGGGTTAAGCATGCCGCGCAGCTTGTCGAGCGGTGCCACCACTTCCGGATTGTTCGACGCTCCGGCATACTCGCCGATAAGTCCTACCGTCGGGCCGCTAACGATACCGCCGTTAGCAAAAGGCATAACCCCGATAGCCTGCACCATCGTAGTAGCGGCGGTAACAAATCCGGAAGCGATACCAAACCCGGCAAAAGGTATATAGGCATGGGCGGCAAAGTAAGCGGCGGCGGCTAACTCCATGTAACTTGCAGTCGCCAGCTTGTTAGCAGCGATTACCGGAATTTGCGCGGCGGCGTTTGTTTCGGCTGCTACAGCCTCGGCGGTCTGTGCGCCGGTAGCCACCTCCACAGCCGCGCTTTCGGCGGCTTTGGCCGTAGTGTGTGTGATTGTGGCAGTACTCAGCATATTGATAATACCCACGATGGTTTTAATGCCTTCGTATATCTGCAAAAAACCATCTACTATACCGGTTACGGTCTGCCATGCGTTGCCGTTACCCTCCAGCGCGTTGGTGATGCTTTCCACGCCGTCGCCTATACCCTTGATGCTACCCCAGCCGTTACGGAATGTTTCAAAGGCGTTAATACCCTCTTTGCGCCATTTTTCGTATGTGACTATAAGGCTTTCAATGTCTTTGCGCTGGGCCGCTGTTACCGGGTTTTCGGTGTCATTTAACATGCGATTTAACTCGTTAATCTTAGCAGTCAGTTCATCAAAACCCATGCCGCTAATTTTAGCCTTGTATTCGCGTCCGGTCAGCTTATTTATTTCCGCTACTTCGCGCTGCATTGTCGGTATTTCGATACCGCGTTGTAATGCGTTACGCTTCTTTTCGTATGCGTCGATAGTCCGCTGGATATTTTGTATTTCTTCGCCACTGGCTCTTTTCTGCCTCTGCTGGTAGTAGCTTATAGCCTCGTCTAATTCCTCGATTGTATTAAGCGTAGAAACGTCGCCCGGCTTTTTCAAGTCGTCTAAAGCGTAGTCCCATGCTTTTTTTAATTCGTTGAGGTTGTTAATACTTTTCTGCACAGTTTCGCGCTGGGCGGCATCCGCCTTTTCCAGTAACACCGTATAATAAGCCAGTTCGCGGTTTAATTCCTCATAGGTCTTTATATCGGCGATAGGCGTAGGTACGCTGGCGCGCTCTAACTGGGCGCGTAGTTCCTCCAATCGCTTTATTTCGGCATCTATTCCGGCGATATTGTCGGCCGTAGCTTTTTGTCGTAATGTGCGCTGGTAACTTAATTCTAGGTCTATGTTCTCTAACGTGTTGAGATTTGCCGGGCGTTGTGCTTCTTTTTGTACCAGTTCGATAGCCTCGCGTGCCTTTTCCCAGCGGGCGATTTTCTCGCGTATAATACGCTGTTCCTCGGTGTCGGCTCCGGTTAGCTTCTTTTTATAAATTTCGATATTGGTACTTAATTCCTCGTAAGTCTTAGGGTCTGCCACAGCGGTTTTCTTACTGCTGATGCGCTGTGTGCCTACTCCGGTTAGTCCATCTAATGCTTTCTTACGTGCTTTGAGTTGGTCGTTATAAGCGCGTAGCCTCTTAATCTCGGCTGGGTCAGTTGTATTTTTTAGGGCTTTTTCGGTTTTTTCGATAGCGTCCGTAACTTGTTGCCATGTCATCGCGCTAACCTTGACCTCGGAATTAGCACCAGCCAAACCACGGTTAATTTCCGCGTTTAAATCACCTGTTTTTTTGCCAATGACATCTAAACGCTTTTGTAACTCTGCCTCAGTTGCGGCAGCGTCGGCCATGTCCTTTTTAGCCTGTTTGTATTCCTCGGTTTCCACCTCATACGTCACGG